TAATAATATTATACCACATATAGTGCGGTATATTCTTGATAGGTGACAGACGGCAACGGGGAAACGTCTGGAGCAGAACACCCATCAAGAATACACCGAGCTATTCGCTCAGTGCTTCTGTTAACTCAGCATCTAGTATCTCCATACCAACCTTAGCATCCATCAAAAGCTTGGCGGTGTCGTAATCAGATGCTAACTTAGCTATCACCGCAATCAGCTCAGTATGTGTGGCAGTCCGGTAGGAGGCCATTAAATGCTTCGTCCCATACACAACATCCTGCATTAGCAGTTTAACTAATGCCTTTCCCCCTTCCGTATCATATAACACCTTTAGGTCTTGCAACTTATCGGCTTGGTCAGCGATGTCAAACACTTCTGGGTTGCTCAACGCTTCGGGTCTGTCTGTGCGAAGTTGGTTGATTCTACTCATACTATTTTACCTCTGTTTTAACGAACCCAAACTTCTCGTAGATAGTATCAAGCACTTCTTTATACTTCTTACGATCAGCCTTAATCTGAGTCACCTTCTTCTCAGCCCCTTTCAGCACCTCCTTTGTCTCATATAAGTATGAGGCGATAGCTAGTTGCTCATCGCTTAACTTAGAAACGAACGGATGATTGTCACCAATATTCTTGATAACTGATGAGGATAAACTAACCTGCGCCTTAGCTTCGCCATCAATCTTCTCGAGCTGTGCTAGGTCTGTTTCCAGTTCCTTAATCGAAAACTCACTGGTTAGATTACCTCTTTCGATCCGCGCGTTTTTAAAGTCATTCTTATCTTCCTTAATGATTGTAAAATCTTCTGCCTTGATTTTATTGGCCATAATTTATTTATTGTATATTCTGCTGAATAACGTCTTGTACTGGTTGAGCTGGTCCAGGAGCGCGTAGCTGTGGTGGTTTAGCACCAGCACCTTGCGCACCCATCTGGGCGTTCATCTCTTGCTGAGCCTTTTCACGCGCCTCACGAATTGTGTTGGCGACAATAATCTCATCAAGTGATTGTACGTATAATACCATACGTTGGAACTGCTCTTGGTCCATATGCTCCTCATTGTCTAACATATAGTTCACCACTCTTTGTTTGTAGGCGGCGTTAGCCATACGATTAGGCTTGATGATTTTTCCGTCAAGAATATCCTCAATATCACGTTCCGCCTCGGACATAATCTCTGCGTCACCGTATAATTCCAAGTCGAGTAGTTGGCGTAACTTTTCAGGTGTTGCCCCAGCCACTTCACCTAACGCCTCTAGTACTACTTTCTGGTTGGCTAGTTCTGGTCGGCCTAAGATAGCTGAGTAGTAAGCAGACAGTGTTCGCTTCTTACTTTCGGAGATAGCTGTCTCAGCGTTACTGGACTCAACAATCAAACCAAACTCATCATTCTTTCTAAAGATGTCACCTCGGCCAATCTTCTCCTGCTCAATACCATCGGGACCGATAATATCTACCGCCACCTTCTTCGTTAGGTGTTCATCAAGTCCTGCTAGGTAAAGCATACCAAAGCGCTTGTAGCCGAAACTGTATGACTTATTAAATAGCCCGAAGCGGTCAGCGGCATTGGCCTGGTTCCCTTCGTAAATAGTCGCCCGTCCACCAGTTTCCTCAACGCCTAACGCACCAGCGGTAACGCCGGACGCTTGCTGCTTAATAGATTCCAGTTGCTGGAAAACCTTTAAAGGTGTCTCGATGCTCGGTGTCTCGACGATCTTCATCGCACTGTTAGTTGTACCAGGAGCAGCCTTGATGTAGCCGTTACGGCGATACTTTAATTCCGCCAAGTTCTTAATCGCACTAACGTCAATAATCCTTTGTGGATTGTTTATCTTCTCACCGTTATCAAGCATTTGGTTGATAGACACGTTCTGCGCTAATATTGGCTCACGAACATAGTCGCAAGGTGACGGTGTCCAGAACTCAGTCAAGTCAGGATAAGCAGCGTATGACCAGAATGGCCACATGTTAGAGGCAAACAAGTCAGTTAGTTTACAGACCTTGATAGCGCGTCCACCTGTCTCATTTACCAACAGGTAGTATCGCTCACCTTCGTAAGTGGTGTACCACTCAAAGAATTTAAACTTATCGTCAGACTGATTCTCCTTCTGCGCCTTATCATGCTTATTAGCATACACACGATTCTGCTTATTGAGTTCTTCCTGTGGTCGCTCAGTATTATTACCAGTACCAGCCAATAATTCCTTTACCTCTGTACGAATATAAGAGGTGTCACTTTCCAAATCAAATCTATCCTTCACCACACCATAGCGGCCCATGAACCTTCCCTTTTCAATATCAATACCACCCGCACTTGGGTCAATCAAAAAGTCATATACGTCAACATTCTCGAGTTGTGGCTTGTAGCCGTCATAAGATTGGGCAGCGTAACTAAAGATAGCCCGACCATAAATCGCCATTTGCTTCTTACCAGCAATATCCTTGATATCCCAATAGTCACGGTCAGAGTCAAAGTCGCGAATCGCGTTAGCCCTGGCGACACGCTTAAGTTGACTCTCCTTCTTCTTCGTAAACTTAAAGATTAGTGGGTTATCGATCTTAGACAAGAGAGTATGCACAAATTCCTGCATCTGACCCAGGTCGACATTCGCTCGAGCCTCGTCAGTTTTCTTCTTGTTACCGTAATATAAGTCTTCGTTGAGTTGCCAGTTGCGAATTTTCCCTTGTTTATATCGTCGTGCAAAGCTAATTTCGTCTAAAGCTTGCATTACAATCTTGTCTCGTACCTCCTTCTTAATAAGTTTGGCCATAATTGATATAAAATGTGCAGTTAATACACAAATTATACCACACTAGATACCAATCTCGCTGTAATATGGTTCCTCAATCTCAATTTCTTCATCCATCATGGAGTGTTGTGCATACTTTTTCATCTGGTAGGCGATACAAACAGCAATAAATAAGTCGAAGTGGCGTGTCACCATACCAATCTGCGTGTCATTCAAGTCTGCGGTCGTATAACTACGCATTTCTTTCAACACATTGATGTCATAAATCTTAATCAGCCCATCGTTGTAATCCTTACGAAATTCAAATAACATCGCTGGCTTACTTTTACGAGTGGTTCGCCAACCGTAACGCTCACTAATCTTTACCTGGCGATTACCCTCCTTGCGTTCAGTAAATATATTCGGGTAGCCACGCATAGCGGCGATAGTCGCGTGACCAGTGTTATTGTTTTCAGGTGCCACGATACAGTTACCGTACTCCCCACCTACACGACTAAGCTCGTGACCAAATAAATCGGGCGGTATTCGATTATTATAATAAGTGGCCGCCAAGACAGACACATCATTATCAAACACACCGAAGTCGAAGACCGCCATAGTATTGGCGTCTTTCCCAATACCTTCACTCGTGTCAGCCCCAATACCGTAACGATGGTGTGGTTGGTAATCTACCCAATACTTAACGCCAGCTGATTCCCTAATCGCTTGCTTACACGCCGCTATATCAGCGTCCACCCGTTGTCGGTCAAAAAACGCTGCGTCCGTCCGACTTGGGTCGCACATATACTCACCGTAGAAGTCATCACTATCACCCTTAATCAACTCCACCTTCTCTGCCGGGTAACGCTCAGGCCAAGTGGGATTACCCTCCTCATCCAATATAGTTATCTTATCAACCACCATATTAGGTTTATTCAGAAACCACTGGATAACACCCTCCTCGCTAATATAGTTACCAAGCACCATATAGCCACCATCGTTAGACAGTCCTTGAATCGCCTCATCGATACGCCAGATAGTCGCCTCGGTCTGAGCCAGTGAGTTTATCGACTCGCGATCCTCCACGTCATCAAATATAAGAAAGTCTGGGCGATAAGCGTCTTGGATGTGACCACGCTGTGTCATACCCACAGTACCAGCCATTAACTTCACGCCATCAACGGTTGTAAATACAAGCATCGTCTCCTCGCCCTTAGTCTCTTTCTGCTTCGGGAATAAGTTACCGTACAAAGGCTTTACCTCGACAATCAAGTTAAAGATGTCCGTTACCATCTGCTTGCTGTTACCTAAATTCCTGGCCAATACCTTGATGTACTTACGGGTGTGCTCCATGTCATTCAACAAAGCGTAGGCGATAAAGAGCTTGGCGTAGGTAGACTTGGCGCAACCACGAAACCCTAAGTTAGTGTAATTACTAATCCCATAATATGCGCCGAGCATATGCATTACCATTTGTTCGTGGAATGGCGCGGGGGCAGATTGGAAGTAGCGGGGGTAGAGTTTGTATATCCAGTATGTAAACTTAAAAGCAATTTGCTTTAATGGCTCATCCGCTTCAAAGGCGAAGAACGCTAACTTATCTTCGGGAGTACCCTCATTCCATATCTTCTCAGCCAAATCAATGGCCTCTTGTGGAACTTCCATCATATATTATTGGGGATCTTATTGATAATGCGATAGACCTGGCTGCGATTAACGCCATAGTACTTAGCGATTAGCGAATAGTTTTTAACTATGCCATACAACCTTACC